TAATTTACCTGCTTTGATTAATCTTGTTTTATCTTCTGCATCAAAATAGCCTTGCTTCCAAGAATCATGTATATTTTCAAATTCCATTTGCTGTGCTTTAGATTTTAGGTCTATAAATTGACTTGCAAAGTCATTGCTTGATATTTCTCTTTTGAGATATTTTATTAATAAAGCATGTGCCTGGTCATACAACCAATAAGTTCCATAAGTGTGTTTACTCATCGCCTTCGTGTTTTATAGTTATTGAATTAATGACTTCGCACAGGGGCAACTCAAGCACTTGGCTGAGATTCATCAGCTGTCGTAACTTGATGCTGCCCGGGTCAACACACCAGTTGTGCAGTGTCTTTTTGACTATGGGTGTGTTGCTTCGTTGCATCGCACGAAGTAGGGCAGCCTTACTGCCCACCGTGCGTGCAATCAATCCGTTTAATTGATTGGTATTTCTCATGCCTTTGGTTTTAGTTCAGGATTAACGATGTAGAACAATTCACGATGGGCAGCACTGAACTGGTGATGAAACACAGCAGGGTCAATGATAGCGAATTCTTCGTAATGATTCATGTCATAGGCGATGCTTTCGGCTACTTCATCCAAGTCATCATAACTGCGCACATCGAATGACATGCCGCCATTACGCAATGCCCATACGGTGATTAGCTTGAATTCAGCAGTCATGCAGCAATAGCTTTTTGATAGCTTGCCTGTGGTGAAATAAAAGGGAAGTGTTATTTCGGTGGTGTCAATCGTAGTTAACACGCGATGCTTGATAGATACAGTTGTCATTGTTGTAAATTATTATTGATTAAAAAAATGTGTAGTGATAGCGTCATTAACTGCGCTTTCGATTTCATCCTGCAACTTAGTGAATGTGCTTGCGTTGATGCAGTCAGTTAGATTAAGGTCACCGCAGTGCAGCTCATACTTGTGCTTGAAATCAAACTCAGCAGGATTGTTGTAGTCTGCATGGCGGTGATAGGGTACATACTCAACGCGAATGGTGAGCGTGATTGGGATGATACTTGCTTCGTGTTCAAAAGTGAAATACATGTGCTATTGATTTAAATGGTTATTGATTACCTTTGTTGGGTACAAATCTACACTAAAGTTTCAATGGTGCAACTTTTTACCCGTGAATTTTTAAAGTTTTAACAAATCGACTGCGTAAGCTATAACATAAAAAAGCATTACAACGCATGGCTTGACAAGGCTACAAGGCTCGCTCACGATAAATGTAAAGGAAGTGATTTGCTACATGAGGTATTAGCCAGGCTCATGGATAGACCAGAGCAGGATGTGCAAGACATCGTGTGCAGGGGCAAGGTAGAGCAATATGTAAACCGTGCATTGTGGTTAAGTTGGCACAGCAACCGCAGCGACTACGCGATAAAGTACCGCAAGTATTACGAGCTGCACACGGAGAAGGGCGCAGAAGACACAAAGCAGGATGAAACATGGATAGGCGCATTTATCGATGGTGAGTATTTGTACAGTGCAATAGGGCGCATGCATGAATTCGATGCAATCCTGCTGCGACTTTACAGCAAACCTGATTTTAATTACAAAGAACTGAGCGCGACTACAGGCATACCATACCCATACCTGCGCACAGCCATACACCGTGCATTAAAAAAGATTAGAACCTATGTTGAACTTCAACGTGCCGCTGCACATTCAAAGAGAGAGGCTGGCGATTTGTAAAAAGTGCAAGTTCTTCAAGCCACTTACGCAGTCATGCGGCACACTTATCGTGGGCAATACTGTAGATCCTGAAGAGAATAGCGTAACGTACTACAAGGAGAAGATAAAGCTGTGCGGTTGCATCATGCCAATAAAGACCATGTTCAGGTTTGCATCATGCCCGGCACATAAATGGTTTGCACTTGACTGGAAGCAGGAAGAGATTGCGGAGTTAAACGAGTTTATTCACCGCATCCATAAGGCGAATAAGATTGAACCGCAGGATTTGCAGCAGTTGTACAAGTGGGCGAGTAAAATGACAGGTGTGCATCAACAACCATCGGGGTGTGCATCGTGCATACGCGACCTTATTAACGAATTCCGCAGGCAGCTGAACAAAATAGATAGCAAATAACAATATCTTATCGAACGATATGGAAAAGACACGAAACGACAAAGGTCACCTGCTTCCTGGGCATGGTGGTCTAAAACCGAAAGGAGCGGTTAGTGAAAAGACAAAGATGTGGAACGAATTAGGCGAGTGGTTCACCCAACAGGGTGCAGCCAAGTGCATGCGCATAATGAATGACATGGAAGATGAAGAATACATCAAACACTACACTGCGCTGCTGGAATACTTCAAACCAAAACAGGCACGCATCACGCACAGCGGAGATGAAAAAGCACCGGTAATTATTCAGGTGCATTCAGACCTGTAACAAAAAGGAATCAAAAACTACAATAACACACAACATGAAGTTAAAGCTAAACATAGCAGCCAATGCCAAAGGTGTATCACTTGCTAAGTACATCGACTACCAGAATGCGGTCGATAAGGTGGAGCAGGTGCATATCATCACGGGCAAGAGCAGCGAAAGCATACGACTACTACAGGCGAGCATCATTGATGAAATCATCATGCAGTTCGAAGCAGCCATTAAGTTAGGCAGTAACGACTTTGAACGGAAGGTGCGAGCCAACGCGATTGAGTTAGGGTTCATTCCTAACCTGCAAGAGATGACCTTTGGTGAATATGTGGATTTGGATAGCGCATGCACCAACCTGTACCAAAATGGTAAGGTGAATGGTGAGGCTGCGCTGAAGATGATGTGCATACTATACCGCCCTATCAAAGCAAAGTTCGGCAACTACTACGACATTGAGCCATACAAGACTGAAGCAAAGCGCAAGTATGCGGATGCGGTGAAGGAGTTAACGCTTGACCATGTACTGAATGTGCTGCTTTTTTTTTCGACTTTAGAAATCGAGCTGTACAACAGTTCCCTAGAATATTTGGCAAAGGAGATAACGGAGATAGTGGCGGAGATGACAGCGGAACACCAGACGGCTTAGAGGTGTATGGATGGTTTCACATCATTGAGAGCCTTGCCGACAGGGACATAACGAAGTTTGATGCGGTAACAGAGCGCAACGCATTTGAAGTATTTACGCACTTGACATACTTAGCCGATTATGTGTATGTGCAGAAAGTAGAAATGAGAAAAAGACAACACTGATGAAAAGTTACAACTATAGCTACAACGTACTTATCAATCGACTTGAGGCATTTGCTGCAGGTCACTTTTTGATACGCAGGTTCACGCACGGACAAATCGATATGAGCGACCAACTTCAGGACGATCAATATCCGTTCATGCACGTTACGCCCGATACGATTGAGCCAGTGCCAGGTGCAATGAACTTTGGTTTTCACATCATGTTTGCGGACATCCCACGCGACAAGGAGTATAAGGCAGAGTACCAACGCGAGGTAATTAGTGATTGCATACGATTAGGGCAGGACTTGATTGCTGAAGTAAAGAATGGACTTGAGTTGTTTGGCTTCGATGTGCAGCTACTTGAAACGCCCACGTTCGAACCATTCATGGAAGAACAGAAGAACACGGTCACGGGTGTTGCATTTACGTTAAAGCTTTCCGTTCCGTGGGACTGGAGTGCATGCGACATTCCTGCGATATGGGCAGTAGGTGGTGCAAGTGGTTCAGGTGGTGAAGGCACAGGCTACGGCATAACGCTTCGCACCAATGGTGTTGACAACGTAGTGCAAACGCTGCTTGATTTGGTTGAAGGCACGAACATAACCATAACTGATTTAGGCAATGGACAAGTAAGAATCGATTCAACAGGTGGCGGTGGTGGCAGTGGTGAGTTTGTAAGCACTGAATACAATGCTAACCACACAACTGCAACAGGAAACCAATATGTAGTAGGTGACAGGGTATGGTACAACGGCAACGTGTATCGATGCATTGCAAACAATGACGCATTGCTTCCAACCAACACAACGTACTGGACACTTGTTGCGGTAGGTTATAGGTTGCGTCAATCGCCTGTAGATTGGAATGCAACGAGCGGTGACTATCAAATACTGAATAAGCCAACCATTCCTGCGGCACAGGTTAACTCCGATTGGAATAGTGTAAGTGGTGTGTCTGAAATCTTAAACAAACCAACTATACCTGCGGCACAAGTCAATAGTGATTGGAATGCGGTTAGTGGTGTTGCTGAAATCTTGAATAAACCAACCATACCAACTACACTTGACAGCTTAACGGATGTGAACACGCCTGCACCAACAAACGGGCAGGTACTAACTTACAACACAAGCACAGGTCAATGGATAGCATCTACACCTTCGGGCGGTGGTGGTGGCACGGTAAATAGCGTTGCACTTTCAATGCCTGCGCCTGCGAATCCTGCATTCAGCGTGGCAGGTTCACCCGTTACCAATACAGGCACACTTGCGGTTTCAGCAAATGGCACTATAGATCAATATGTAGATGGCACAGGCGCACTTCGCACAATGCCTTCAACAGGTGGTGGTGGTGGGCAAATCTTCTACTTCAATGGTAATACTTCGCAAGGTACAATTGCAGGTAATCCATACTACCAATTAGGCACAGCAGCAGGCACAGGAGCAGCGGCTAACTTTACTCGTGCAACGACAGGTGTTATTGCGCGATTCATTACAGATGTGGGCAGCCCTAACCATCTTTTGTTACCTTCAGGTGTATGGACAATCGATGTGTACTTAAGCGAAACAGGTGGCGGCTCAAACAACGCTGAGATATTAGCCAAGCTATACACATACAACGGCACAAGTTTCACGCTCATTGGCACTTCGCCAGTTGAGCAAATCACCAACGGAAACGTGATAGACCTGTATACGTTTGGTATTTCAGTACCTAACACGGTCACACTTGCAACCGACCGCATACACATTGAGTTCGATATTCAAAACACCAATGGCAAGACCGTTACACTGTACACTGAGGCGAGCCGAGTTGGTGAAGTGCATACCACTTATGCAATTGGTATAAGTTCATTGAATGGCTTAACCGATAACACGCAGAACTTTGCGGTTGGCACAGCAGGTACTGACTTCAATATCAATAGCGCAGCAGGTACACACACGTTTAACCTACCAACTGCAAGTGCGGCAAATCGTGGCTTGCTTTCAACAACCGATTGGGCTGCGTTCAATGGCAAGCAAAACAACATCGGACTAACTACGGTAGGTAATGCACTCGCCACGCTTACCAATCCTAATGCAATAACCTTCCTTCGCGTAAATGCCGATAACTCGGTTACGCCACGCACACCTGCGCAAGTTGTAACTGATTTGGGAATAAGTTCAAACATTATTCTAAACCGCAACTTTGCAGATACAGCCGCAATCACGGGAACGATTGCAAATACTTTAATATTTAGCGTGTTGATTCCTGCAAATACATTTCAAACAAATGATTGGATTACAACAAGACTTAATGCAAAAACTACGGGAACAGGGGGAGCGGGTTTTTTAGTTTTTTTAAATACCTCTGCCGCAATTGGGGGGACACAAATTGGCGGTTGGACGGCTGCCTTAAATACGGCTTCGATGTTTGAGCGAAACTTTATGATTACTGCAACGGGCGCATCAGGGTCAATTAAGTACGCTCCTTTTACCGGTGCTTCTCCCTATACGCCACAAAACGTATCGTGGACATCACTCACTTTTAACACGACCATTGACCAGTATTTGGTTTTTACGATTCAAAATAACAACGTAGCAGGGTCATCAACTACACATGGAAATCTGATAACTATAACACGATAAAATGAAAAATATCCAACCACTTGACATTTGGAGCGATGGTGATACAAAGACAGCCGTATGTATCCGACTTTACATCAGCTATGATGACCTTGCAACACGGGCTGCTTTTCAATACGCCTTGTGCGATGTTGATGGTGTAACCATTTACGAAGGGCAAATACTTATTGAAGGTCAAACCTATTTAGACTGGGGCAGTAGTGGTGATTCAAACAATGAAGCATACACCATTGCAGCAGCACAATTGAACATCACACTTGCGTAATGGCAGATGCTTTTGAAGACATACTAAACGAGTACGCAGTCGCAGTCATAGAACGTGCGCAATCGAACTTACGCATCAAACGAAGGGTGCGTGGTAAGGTTGTCAATCGCGTTGCTTCAGGCACGTTGTCAAAGTCGCTATACTACAATCTCAAGTTTAGATACAACAAGCCAACGCTTGACTTCACTGTGTCTAATGACAAAGCAGGTAAGTATGCGGATGTGATTGAATATGGGCGCAGACCTTACCCGGGGCAACCGAACAAACGCCCACCTGTTAAGGCCATTGAGGACTGGATAAAATTGAAGCCGTTGAAGCTGCGCAATAACCAGGGGCAATTTATTAAGTCAACTGATGACACTATAAGAGCAGCAGCATTACGCATCGCAATCAACATTGGTGAGCGAGGCATTGAGGGAATTAACTACTACCAAGAAGCAATCAATGACACTTGGGATGAATACAAGGATAAGTTGATAGAAGGCTATGTAAAAGGAATTGAAACACGATTACTACTAAACAAAAGATAATGGCAATAACAATAGAAGACCAGCCGTACAAATGGGCATTGCGAGGGCAGAAGCTAATGATAGTTGCAACGAGTGACCAAATCGGACAGGTTGGTTTCAAGTATGGTGTAGAGGTATATGTGCAAGGCGTGCCTTACAATTTCTATTTGACTCCTGCACCTGATGGTCGGTTGTACTTTGACATGCAGCCATTGTTTGACACGATGCGCAACTATGAGCCACAAAACTTTCACCTTGCCACCAATGATACGCAGCAAGATGATAGTGCATTGACCTACGACTTCCTACTAACGGAATGGTGGATAGTAGATGGGGTGTTTACTGAAAACGAAGGCAGCCGTGTGGATGGTGTAGATGGAATTGTAGTTAACGGATACTTCCAAGTGATAGATGGATACAAGCCGGAAGTAGAAACAGGTAGCCAAAAAGTGAAACAATCGCTCACAAGTACATCATCGTACATGATGAGTGACCGCAACAACAACACTTCGCCATTTTATTTAAGTCAGACATGGGGATTTGGTACTGCAACTAATAGCATTTGGATTCCTGTGCTTGAGAAAGACTATGGTGTGTTGTCGATACCCGGCAATGACACCTATCTAAGCAACAACGTAGCAACTCAATTCCGCATTACAATATTCAGTTCAGCAGGTGCGCCAACGAGCCAAACCATTGCGCTTAATGGTTACGATATTGAAAACCTGCCTGTGTATCCTGCCAACCTTAACGACTGGACAGGGCTAACTGTTGCCCCTTCACTATTTCCTAACTGGAGATGTTACACTGTTGGCATACTTAACGCTGCAAATGGTAGTGTAAGTGAAACCTACATCTTCTACAACGCACACGGCTACGGGCAGAGCGATTGCAATTGGGATAACATCAGACTTGGATGGGTTAACTCGCGTGGCGGTTGGGATTATTTCAACTTCACCAAGAAGTCAGAAACGACAAACGAGATTGAGCGCAAGACATACCGTAAGGTTTTGTTCAATGGCACACCGCAGATATTTACCTTAAACGACAGGTCGCTACTACAACGCCAGAACTTAGCGCAACAAGTAATAACCATTACATCGGATTACATCACCGAAGGCGAGTTTAAACTACTACGATCGTTGCTCGTAAGCAATCAAGTCACGTGGTTAACTGAAGATGCAGGAAAGACTGTTGAAGTACCTGTAAACATAGAAGACACAAGTTTTGTCGAAAAGAAGAACCGCGATGGTAAGCAGTACAACGTAACTTTGAGAGTGCGCCTATCTAACCCATACTGGACATAACATGAACGGAGAAGTACAACTTATAGTTAACACGGGCAGTCTTGAGCAAATCGATAGCATAAGCAATAATCCTGCATTTGTCGGCATTGGTGCGTTATCGCGTTTGATTGTGACAAGCAGACCCGAAGTTGCAGCACTAACTACGGGTGATAGCCTTACGATTATGAATGCGGTTGGTGATAGCGTTGTAAAAACACTCAACTCACCACCTGCTCTCGATTCACCTGTAGTTGGACAAACACGTTTGAACTTTGCAGGCACATGGGCAGATGACTATTCCGCTGCCGCAGGTGGTTACTTCATGTTGGGTGTTGGTGGTGAATACTACTTAGACCTTTTTGAAAACGAAAGCATATCGCAGAACTGGAAGTTTCAAGACCTTAATAGCTTCACAGCGCAAGGTGCATTCACTCGGGAGTTTAGAGTGCCGTATAGCGCAGCTAATCAACTTGCACTTGGTGCGTTGTTCGATGTTAACGTAGATGCAGGTTCATCGAATTACTTTCACTACAAGTTACCTGCAGAGATTCGTGTTGACACGCTACCCATCGCGACAGGTTACGTGCGTGTGCGCAAGATTTACAAGCAGCAGAACCGCATTAACGAGGTTGAGTTAGCCTTCTATGCTGAAACACCCGACGTTGTGCGCAACATTGGCGAGAAGAAGCTCAAGGATATAACCGACCTGCCAAATCTTAATGAAGTAATCGATTACGATAACGTAACTGATGCAACTAACGAACGTATTTGGACACTACTTGAGCGTGGTGAGTTATGGAGCGAAACAAACGAATTGAATACACGCAGTCTATTTGACTTTGACAATCCCGTATACCCTGCCGACCTAACGCCAGCGGTGCGCTATGATTATCTCTTTGAGCAAATACTAAAAGACGCAGGCTTTGAATTGGTGGCAGGCTCGTTATTGAACATACTGTCTACCTACTACATGCCGTGGTTGAATAATAAAACCAATATCGCAAGTGATTCATTCAATGCTTTTTTCTTTAGGGTGTACAATAGTGCTTCAGCATCATTAGGTAATAGCTCTACGCTAATTAACATGAATACTGAGGTATTCGATAACAGCGGTGACTTTACCCCTGGCACTGCAACGTATACCACACCTGCTGATGGTTTCTACACCTTCCGCTTCCGTAACAAGTTTACCTTAACGGGCAACAATAACATCTCATACTTTCTTGACATCGATGGGGTGCTAATCTTCTTGGACAATTTCGATGTGGTCAATAATCAAATCATTGACTTTACGTGGCGCATAGGCATTAATGCCGCAAGTGTTGTTCAGTTAAAAATGAAACGCAATGAAAATGGTGCAGTCACTTTGGTTGCAGGTGATGGTACACTTGACACTTCTATTTGGGAATTAGTCCAAACCGATTTGCACTATGGTCAAACTATTTTCTATGATCTAAATGCTCCTGATGTAAAGCAAATAGACTTCGTGACGGATGTGATTAAGATGCACAATTGCATCATCGTATCGGACAGGGCTGTACCAAACAAGATAAGCATAGTACCGCAAAACAATTATCTTGGAAGTGGTAATGTCTTAGACTGGACAAGTAAGCTTGACATTTCAAAGGATGTCACCATAGGCAGCACGGTGGATTTGCAAAAGGCAAAGTTTCAGTTTACATATACGGCAGGTGAAGATATCATAAGCAAGCAGTACAAAAATGTGAAGCGTGTGTATGGTGACTATGAAGCGGTAGGCTACACGATTAATCCAGACACACTACCAAGTGATTTTGCCATTGGTGAGCAGAAGATACAACTCACTATGCAATCAACTCCATGTGGTGTTGTCAATGGTAGCACGGTAATCATTCCGATGTTCATCAATGAGCAGTTGGAATTCGTTCAGCCGGGCATGCGCTGTTTATTTGAAGCAGGCGTTGTAAACATTGAATTGCTTAATGACAACATCGGTTTTCCCACGGTGACGAGTGTGCCTGTTCTCAATCACTACAGCCAAGTGATAGCTGATTTGGATGACTTCGACTTGAACTGGGCACCTGAAGTACCACCTTATGCAATCAATGCAAACCCGTACAACAACCTGTTCAATTTGTATTGGCGCACCTTTATGAATTCGCTTTATAGTCCTGAAGCACGCATGATGGAAGCATCGTTTGCGTTATCGTTAAAGGACATAGCTACCTTTCAGTTTAGCGACAAGATTTGGATTCAGGATAGTTATTGGCGCATCCTTGAGGTGAGCGATTACAAGGTGGGCGATGTGGAAAGCACAAAAGTAAAGTTGCTCAAGTTCTTGGAAGACACCGAGGATTGTTCAGCTATACCTTCAACCATATCAACCAATGGTGAAGTGAACTTTGTTGATGCCAACGATGACCCTGTCGCACCATCACAAGACTGCTGCACGCGATATGGTTACAATTGGGATGAGGCAAATGCAGTGTGCTGGGCGTTTACACCAAACGGCAACACGCGACCAAATAACATATCGGGCAATTCTACTACACCGGCTGTGCGTGAATTACCAACTGCGGCACAAACAAGGGGTGTCTTGAACTCAGTGATCAATGGGCAAAATGTAGACATTGAGGTAAACAACCAAAACACATTAGCCGTTGGTGAGCGATTGGCGTTGACCAAGAATGTCAATGGTAGCAATTTATTAGGTAAAAATGTTACGACAAATCTTCCCGGCATGCACGTGGGTGGGGGTTACAGAGCAGGCAACCCTGCGGCAACTGAAGACGGATGGGCGCAGTTTGGGCAGTTTGCTTTACATCGCTATCCAACCATTACGACATCAGGGCAGGTTTCAAATCTTTTCATTGAAGGCATCACAGGTGAATACATAGACATGCCCGATGATACGCTATGGAGTTGCATGCTTAACGTGACCATCAAAGATGCAACAGGGGCGAGCATATCAAGGCTTCTACACTTTACACTGGAGAAGGTAGGTGGTGTTGCAAGTGCGAGTGCTATCACAACCATAAGCACGATAGGTGCAATAGGTGCAAACGTGTTCACATTTGGAATAGACACAGCGACCAATCCTGATGAGCATCGAATAAATGTCACTTTCACGGGCGGCACTTATCCTGATGCCTTTGTCATCAATACATCATTGCAATACCAACAAAACAAAACAGCATAATGGACTCAATCAAAAACACAATGCGCTATCTTCAGTTAGGCATCAAAGCAAATCCACAACACAACCATTCGCTGCGTAAGTGGCAACGTGTGCTATGGTATGCAACGCTATATGTTTGGCGCACCTTCTTGTTTTTCGGACTGATTTATTTACTATCTAAACTAATCTACTAATGGCTGAACCAATTGTTCGGAGTTTCGTAATCGACACCAGTGAGAGTGAACAGAATCTCAAAGAGTTATCAAATCAAATTGATTCGACCGCTGCAACAATTAACAGCGCATCGCAATCATTTAATTTAGACACAAATCAAAGCGAACAAAATCTAAAAGACTTAAACGCACAAGTCAAAGATTTGGGCAGTGATTTGAAGGAATTACCTAACGATGTTACTTTTCCGACCGAACCTTTTGAGAAAGCGAAAAATTCTTTAGATGATATTGGTGACAAAGCAGGAAGTGCTAAAGAGAAATTAGATGATTCTGCAAAGTCCGCAAAGAAGTTAGGTGAAAATGCTAAAGGTGCTGAATCAGGATTCAAGAAAGTAGGTGCTACCCTTAATAGTCTTGCTAAAGCCACAGGTGTAGTAGCGTTGTTGACCGCTGCGTTTAACACGGTCAAAAGTGTTATACAATCAACTCAACCAATTGCGGATGCATTTAGCGCAGCGTTTGGAACTTTTACGGATATAATTCGTGATGCCTTTACCTATATCAGTGAAAACGCAGGCACAGTAGTAAAATACTTTGAAGCAATCTTCAATGACCCGGTACAAGCTTTAAAAGATTTTGGTGATGCTATCGTTGAGAACCTGATTGAACGATTTAACTCGTTTCTTGATACGCTTGGATTTATTGCAGAAGGTATTAAGAATCTTTTCACTGGTGAATTTGATGCTGCACTTGAATCATTCAAGAATGCAGGTAAAGAATCGATTGATGTATTGACTGGTGTTAATGACACGGTAGATCGTGTAACTGATGCCGTGGTTGAAGGTGCAACTGCTTTTGCGAATTACGTTACCGAAACTTATAAGGCAAACGAAGCATTGGTGCAACTTCAAAACAATGCAAAGCTTGCTGCTGCTGAACAAGCACGATTAGCCGAACAATACGATAGACAAGCGGAATTGTTAAGACAAACGCGAGATGATGAAAGCAAAAGCATTCAAGACCGTATTGATGCTAATACCAAATTAGGTGAAGTATTAGAAAAACAAGAAAAAGCTGAATTGGCAGCAGCGCAAGCACAAGTTGCAGCAGCACAAGCTACGTTTAACCACAATCAAACCATAGATAATCAGGTTGCATTGACACAAGCTTTAGCAGGCGTTGATGGTGTACGTGCTAAGATTGCAGGTTTAAAGTCTGAACAACTTGTAAACGAAATTGCGCTTAATAAGGAACTGAATGAATTAACTAAGGCACAAGTACAAAGCAATGCAGAACTTGCAATAGCGGAACAAAAGTTTGTTGCCGATAGTATTAAAAACGACTTAGAAAGGCTTAATGCGCAGCGTGCGGTTCTTGAACAAGAAAAGATTATTGCATTAGATGCACTACAAGCAGAGATTGAAAAATACAATCAAGGCACACAGGCAAGATTAGATGCTGAGATAGCATTTGCGCAAAAGAAACAGGAGATAGACCAAAACTTAGCAACTAATACCATTGCCATTGAGGTTGCGCAAGATGCTCGGCTACTTGAATTACAAAGATTGCGTATTGATAATGGAGCAATCGACGCACAAAGTCGAATTGATTTAATCAACGCTGAGTATGCAGAAAAGGAAAGGCTGTATGCGAATGATGCTGAAGTCTTAGAGCAAATTGAACTTGAAAAAGCGAACAAGATTAAGCTAATTGAAAAAGAAACTCAGCAAGCAAAGTTAGATTTCGTAAAGCAAACACTTGATGGTATAGCAAACATTACTGCTGCGTTTGGTAAAAACAACGAGAAGGCTGCAAAGGCTGCGTTTAAAGTTCAAAAGGCAATCAGTATAGCGCAAGCAACCATTAGCACATATGAATCTGCCAACTCAATTTTCAATAGCACAGCAAAGAATCCTGTAACGGTAGCCTTTCCTGCTGCGCCTTTTGTTGCGGCAGGTGTTGCGGTTGCGGCAGGTCTTGCCAATGTAGCAACCATTGCACAACAGCAGTTTCAAGGTAGTAAACCTGCGGCTGGTGGCGGTGGTGGAGGTGGTGGTGGTAGTTTTGGTGGCGGTGGTGGTGGTGGGGATACAGGCTCTCAACCTGCGCAGTTCAACCCACTCGCCTCATCGTTCCTGCAAGATAGACCAGAGCAGTTAACGCCCCGTGCCTATGTATTAGCAGGTGATGTGGCAAGCCAACAAGAAGTGCGCACTAAAGTGGAAGACCTATCAAGAATCGGATAATTAAAACTAAATTTGTAACATGGAAAAGAGAAAAGTAGTTAAGTGTGTAATAGATGAAGAAGGCCGTTTAGGCATTACGGCAATGGGCTTAGTTGATAGCCCTGCAATCGAAGAGAACTGGATTGCATTAAGCAAGATGCAACTCGCGAAAGTGGATGAGGAACGTAGGATGTTATACGGCCCTGCACTCATACCCGACAAAGAAATACTGCGCTATGACGAGAAGGGCGAGCCTTACTATGTCTACTTTGAAAAGGCAACAGTTAGCGCAATTGCGCATCAGTTCTTTAAAAAGAATCTGCAACACACGACCAATCTGCAACACGAGATACCTGTAACCGGTGTGACCGTGGTTGAATCATGGGTGAAAGAAGGCAAGATGGACAAGTCGATACAACTTGGATTGCCTGAGTTGCCCGATGGTACCTGGTTCATCGGAACAAAGGTGGATGAAGACCATGTGTGGGAAGATGTCAAAGAAGGCAAGGTGCGTGGCTATAGCATTGAAGGATTCTTTAATGAAGTTGGCGTGTCGATGAGTGGCGTTAAGAATTACGAGGCTGAGTTGGTGCTTGAGCTTGACCAGTTATTGAGTAACGTAAAACCAAACACATGATAAACATCGACAAGGCACTTGAGGTACTTGGCTTACCCCCCGAATTTGAAGCGTATAACGGGCAGATACAGCAGCGCATCAACCGAGGCTACACCATCTTTGAGAACAATGATTTTTCAAGTGGTAAAAACGTAATATCGTATTCAGTCGAAAGACGCGAAAACACGGAAATGTTTGGATTGTATCCACTCAACTTTGCGGCTATGATGCTTTACACAAGTGGTTACACACTTGAGGGCATGACCGACAAGGGCTATCACCTATTGCAAGAAAGAAAGGCTGTGCTACATGAAGCACCAAGCGGTCTTGCCGGGCAATTGATACGCTATGTGGAAAGCAATATTTATTTCAATGTAGATCGCATTGAATACACGTATGAGCCATACGAAACCGTGGTTAATGGTGTTGCCGATGACATGGTGAATCCAATTGTGCGTGTGCAGTATAAGTCGCGTGTACTTAGCAAAGATTCAAAAGGCAATACTGTGGTGAAGTGGACAAGCCGTGGTGCGATAACGCCAAAGAAAAGGTTTAGGCGCGATGAGTTCTTGCAACTGGCAGGCATAACTGCGCAGGAGTTTGTATGGAACTGCCGCATTACTTATCCTATCGTGCCTGTTAAAGGTGAAACGCACATCACATCGATTGCAATGGACATCGAACAGCCAACACCTACAAGTGTAAAAAGCACGGTGTACATCAACGGCATTGATGCAAATAAGTTTGACTACAAGAAGCTCATTAATTCATTTGGTCAAACGTACAGCGGCTACATGCAGCAGTACAGGTTGCACAATGGACAACGCGAAAACCAAACGGCAATGAATGTCTACGGCAGCACGCTTGACATCGGGCAGAATTCAACACAAGACTCAACCATCAATCTACAGGTGGGTGGTACAAATGCATGGAATAGCGACACTCGCACACTAACGTACAACGCCAGTCTTGTTGATGATGCTCGTCTACTTGCATACATGGAATTCTGGCCTGCACAAGGCAAGAATGAAAATTGCGGAAAATGGTTGAGCCTTGAAACAGGTATCGAAAGTTTGTATTAACTTCGCTTCGTGGTAATACATAGAATAGTATTTAGGTTAAAGAGTAATTAAAAAGAAAGCCCCAAACGAGGGGCTTCTTTTTTTAACCAAAACAATAACCACTACAAAATACAAGCGCGAACGTAATCGGCTATATTCATCTTCGATGCCTTTGCACTTTTCACCACAGCCTTATATTGCTTCTCGGTCAATCGTGCTGATACTTTTTTCGCAAGTGTGTCTGCTGCTTTCATAAATAAAGGTATTTAATTACCCTGCTAAGATAAAACAAAATGTTGGATGTAACAAAACAGGCTGATTTCTACAATAGCCAAATATCCAACAATGTCAAACATCAAAGAACAAATCAAATCCGTATTCAACAAGTACGGCATTGACCCTTCAAGTGTTGGTATCAAGTTCGAAGAAGAAGCACCTGCGGCAGAGCCGGCAACTGAGTTGCAGTTCGCAGTAGAAGGCACTTTGAGCGATGGTACTAAAATCTATTCTACCGCAAACGAGTGGGTAGTGGGCGTAGACATCTACACTCAAGACGCTGAAGGCAATCCAGTACCTGTTCCTGCAGGCGAATACATGCTTGAGGATGGTGTAACCAAAGTAGTAGTAGGCGAAGACGGCATGGTAGCCGAAATCGAACGCGAAGAGCAATCAACCGAAATGAGCAGCGAAGACCTCGTTGCAGTTATTGGTCAATTGTCTGAGCGCATCGCTGCACTTGAAACCGAAAAGACTGAGCTTGCCGCTGCGGTTGAAACTGCAAAGAGCGAAGCACAGGCTGCTAAGACTGAACTTGCTTCAGTTAAGAAAGCACCGGCTGTACCTTCAGTTAAGTCACAAGAATTTAAAAAGAATGCTCAACCTGTGGTTGCATCGAATGGTAACTCATTCAGCGACTTCATGGAAAGCATCCGTTCAAAAAAGTAAATTAATTCACCTCATAAATTTTATTTAAAAATGCCAACAACAACTTCACTCACCACCACCTATGCAGGTGAATTAGCTGGTGAAATCGTAGCAAAGGCACTCTTGTCAAACGTATCTGCACAGTACGTGACAATGAAGCCTAACGTACCTTACAAATCAGTAGTACGTAAAATTGATGACACTGTAACATTTGCCGCAGGCACTTGTGATTTCACGCCAACAGGCACGATCACTTTGACCGAGCGCATCTTGACTTTGGAAGAGTTCCAAGTTCAACGCCAAATCTGTAAGAAAGATTTCTTCATTGACTGGACAACTGCCGATGTAATGAGCGGTCGTGTTAATACACAAATCCAAGACGCTATCATTGGTCGCTTGGTTGGTGGTATTGCTGCAGCTAACGAGACCATCATGTGGTCAGGTGTTAACGCAACAGCAGGTCAATACGATGGTTTCGAAACTTTGATTAAGGCAGGTGGTTCAGGTGCTGTATCTGCAGGTTCAGGCGCATTGAGCGATACTAACATCATCGCGACCATTTGGGATGTAATCAACACTGCTCCTGCCGCTGTAAAAGGTGCTGCTGAAAAGCCTGCAATTTACATGGGACAGGCTGCATGGGAAGCTTACATGCAAGCGCAAATTGCTGCCGGCAATGGATGGTATTTGACAGGTGGACCAGAGGTTAGCCGTCGTTTCGTAGGAATGTACGAAATCTACGTTTGCCCGGGTATGACTGCAAACAACATCATCTTCGCACAGCCAAGCAACTTGATGCTCGGTACATGGCAAGAGAACCAAATGAACGAAGTGTTCATTTTGGACATGCAGAACTTGGATGGTTCACAGAACGTTCGTTACGGTGCTCGTTTCTACATCGGAGCGCAGATTGCTGTTGCTGAAGACATCACCTACTGGGGAGCATAATTAATAATCAAGGGGGTGTAACAGCCCCCTTTTAAAACTATACAAAATGGCTTGTGAATTAACTACAGGTTTTACACTCGGATGCCTTGAAGGTATCGGAGGTGTTAAAGAAGTATTGATTGCTAACTACGCAGACTTTGAAACAGGTATCACCTATGGTGGTACTGATGGCGAAGTGGATGGATTGCCAACGGCAACTATCTATCGTTACGTTCCTTTCCGCAACAGCGGTTCATACATTGAGACCGTAAACAAAAACTTGGAAACAGGTACATTGTTTTTTTCTCAAGAAGTTGGATGGACTTTCGGTAAGTTGAACCAAGACATGCGCAACGAATTCTTGAACGTAGCAAAAGCAAAGATGATTGTGTTTGTTCGTACAAATGATGACCAAATCTTGTTGGTTGGTGCAGGCGAAGGCTCGCAGCTGACCGCAGGTACTGTTCAATCGGGTGCGCAAAAGGCAGATTTGATGGGTTATCAGGTTACAACTATTGCAGAAGAACTTGCTCCTGCTGTACACCTTGAGCCATTCACTACTGTGCCTTTCGATAACTTCGCTGGCATTACGGTAAGCCCTGCTTACTAAGAATTGTTTTCCGTTGTGTTCTTGTTGTATTAAAGGGGGCAGGTTTACACTTGCCCCTTTTTCAAATAAAGTCAATGATCTATCTTCAAACAAATACACCAGACCAACAAGTGTTCTTATCACTTGACGAAGCACGGCAATACTTTGCTACAGCCTTCACGAACTATCTTATAATCTTAACGCACGAAGAGAATAGCACCACGGGCAATGACCTTGCACAGGTTGCTACCATTGTTAACGAGAACGTGCGCATAACGGAACTTGAAATTACAACGGTTGGCCTTACATTAGCAGGCAGATACAGGTATGAAGTATACGGACAAAATTCTGCAAGCAATACTGACCCGACAAGCGGTCTTGTTATTGGTTTGTGTCAGCGTGGATATGCTGTATTAAATCAGAATACAACGTGGTTTGATGTGCCTGTAGTAACCATACCAAATGACATCATCTATGAGCCTTAACGAATCGAATATAGTATCACTGAAGCTTAGCGAGTATGTTGCTAAGAGCGATGCGGAAAAAGTAGACCGCAAAGGTTGGGTTAACTACGGAGACCAAAACGACTTTCCACAATACCTGCGCGACCTTGCGCATGAATCACCCGTGCATGGTAGCTTAGTTGTTGCCATTGGTGACATGATAGCCGGGAAGGGTATTCAGTCGGAGCAATACCAAGCAGAACTTGACGCACTTAAAATTGATAGCCTAACCTATGCATGTGCGCATGACTTGAAGTTGTTTGGTGGCTTTTACATTGAAGTTATTTGGAGCAACGACCGCACAGTGATATCAAAGCTAAACGCGATACCATTCGAAGAGTGCCGCATTGCAGTGAATCAGGATGATGACAGCGAAATAGGAATCTTCCACAGCTACGATTGGAGCAACACACGAAAGAAACGCAACACGCCTGAGTTCATTCCCAAGTATAACTACCTAACACGTGAAGCAGAGCCACGACAAATATATTGGTGCTTCACTTACACAGGTTCGGATGTGTACCCACGCCCTGACTACTGGAGTGCTATTAACTACATCGAGTTAGATAAGCAGATTTCAATCTTTCATATCAACCAAATTTCAAACGGTCTTTTCCCATCGACCATTATTAACTTCTACAATGGGCAGGCAACGCCAGAGCAGAAGCAGCAGATGATGATGGATTGGGAGAACAAGATGTCGGGCGCACGCAATGCAGGTAAGGTTGTGATGTTCTTTAATGAGCGTGACCAACCAAAGACCGAGGTTACACCATTCCCTGTAAACGATGCGGACAAGCAGTATCAATTGATGGATACAACCGCAACGCAGAAGATTATTACTGCGCATCGTGTTACTACGCCACTTCTATTTGGTATTCGCGAGAACACAGGTTTTGGTTCAAACAAAGATGAGATGGCAACGGGCTTGGAGATATTCAACAACCAGGTGATTGAGCCGTATCAGGCAAAAATTAACTATAGCTTGGAAGAGTTGTTGAGCAATCAAATGCCAGGTGTGACCTTTGAGATTATACCAAACACACCACTTGCAGTTGAGCAGGCAGAAGCTATCGTGGATGCAACAGGTGGAGCGACAGCGGATGTAGCTGCAACAGCCTTGAATGGTGCGCAGATTAGTTCACTCGTTGACATCGTAATGCAAAGTGCTGCAGGTGCTGTGCCTGTGTCAAGTGCAAAGGCTATTGTACAAGCAGGTTTTCCAACTCTTACTGCCGAACAGGTTAACGCAATCTTTGCTGATGTGGTTAGCGGTTCGCTGCAACCACAGGAAGTCATCATGAATGACGAAAAAAAAAAAGATGATAGCACAGTAGGCGATGCGCTAATAGCATTAGGCGAAGACTGGAAAGAAGAATGGTTGCTCATTGATGCCTACAACGCAGATGAAGAAATCGAACACGAATTTGCGGTGCGCACAGGAGCGGCAAGACCTGCGGCAAAGAGCGAACAGGATGCTGTTATCGATGGCAAATACTTTATTACACGCTATGTGTACGCAGGTAGTTTTACCCATGATAATATGCGCCCATTCTGCAAAAAGATGGTGGAAGCAGGTAAGCTTTACCGCAAAGAAGACATCGTGTCGATGGAAAATGTAGCGGTTAATCCAGGATGGGGACCAGAGGGTGCGGACACCTACGACATTTGGTTTTACAAAGGCGGTGGTAACTGCCGACATTTTTGGGAGAAGCGTGTGTATGTAGATGCGAAAGGCGCAAAGATTAATCCTAACGACCCTGACGCAAAAAGAATAGCTGTTGCGCTTGCTGAACGTATGGGCTATAAAGTGCGAAACAATTCACTTGTTGCAAAGCTTCCTGAGGACATGCCTTATAACGGCTTTCTACCAACCAATCCTATTTACGGCAATCAATAATTACAACTATGGCAGAGGTACTTTTAATAAGCGAAAACTACATAAAGAAATACACTACGATTAATGGTAGTGTTGACCCTAACTTGCTATATCCTTCAGTCTATTTGGCGCAGGATAAATGGCTGCTTCCCTTTTTGGGAACTAATCTGCTGAACAAGATTAAGGACGATGTAGCCAACAATACAATCGCAGGCAACTATCAAGTATTACTTGAGGATTACATCCAAAAGTGTTTGCTGTGGTGGGTGATGGTGGATGTAACACCTAACCTGTGCTATCGCATGGACAACGGCACGCTCGTGCAACGCCAAAGTGAAGACACTATACCTGTTTCCGATGTAGTGATGAAGGACATGATAGATCGCGCACGGCAAAACGCAGAACACTACACTACTTTGCTTGTCGATTACTTGTGCGCTAACTCAAGTTTGTTCCCTGAATACTCAACAAGCACTTGGCCTGAGCGTTCACCACGCACGGATGTGACCAATACGCTAAACTACCAATTCAGCACCGGCAACACATCAACTTCATTTCGTCCTACCTACTCTCGTAACATCATTAATCGTATACCATGAGTGATAAGAAGACACTGAAACAAGATTACACCGAGCGTTTGCGCAAGTATGAGCGTGAACTACAACTAAAACTCAGAGCCAATGGCAAACAAGAAGGAACAACCACAGGAAAAAAGTAACACGTTAAAGTCACTGCGCTACAAGCTGCAGTTGATAGATGGGCTGTGGTCAATACCACTTGCCTTTTTAGTGTTTGCGGTTTCAGGCACTGTGTCCGTTGCCTATTTTAACGATGCAATCATTAGCACCGAATACATCCAGTATATCGTGCTTGCTGCACTCGTCATGGTCTTTGCAAACTTCGTCGTTTTTTTGGGCATTAGATTCAATTTTCGGGCATTGCAACGCGAGATATACAACAAGGAAGTCAAGTATGAAATAAACACCTATCTAACGACATGGCAAAAGGTTGTCTTATACCTGCTCTTATATGCATTCTACTTTGCTGCCTACCTGTATATTCTACAAATGCTGATGACGGTTACTGCGTAAGGGCAACCGCTGCATCGTTTGTAGGCGTAAGGGAAAAGGGTGGCAACAACATGGGCTTTAATGATAAGGCTCTTCTTGTGCTTATGAAGCAACAAGGTTGGAAGCCCGGCTACGCATGGTGCAGTTTCTTTGTTATGGCTATGCTTGACGAGTGCGGCATACCACACACCATCACAGGTTGGTCACCTACCGCATACAACCGCAATGATGTCATTTTCACCGATGGTAAATTTGTTCAGGCATTCAGCGACAAGGATGCACTGGTGATGACATTAAGCTACAATTCATTTAAGGGTAAGAGATACAAGGGCATTGGTCACACGGGCATCGTGGACAAGGTGGCTAAGTATTCAGTGCGCACCATTGAGGGCAACACCAATGACCAGGGGATGCGTGATAGTCGTACACGCGATGGAGTGTATTACAAGATTCGTCCACTATCTAAAAATCTACACATAACGCGATGGAAGAAAACAAGCTAAGAAGCACTGTACTAATCGCAGCGGTTGCAGCGGTTGTGTTAATTATGATTATTGTTGGTGTTAAATCCTGCAAGGAAAAGGAAGACCCTGCTATTGAACGGCTGCAAAGCATTAACGATTCACTTTATCAAATCATTGAAACCAACAACAGCAAAACTGATAGTCTTTTTTTGAAGATAGACAGTCTTCAAATCCATCAAGACACCATCATCCAACAGCAACAAATCACCAATGAAATTTACCGCAATGAAACTTACAACATTCTTTCTGCTACTCCTGCTAATGCCAACGCTCAGTTTCGCGCAACGCTCAAAAAGTCGGACTCCCTACTCAAAGCAGGATTTTACTCCAGAACTTACAACCTACGATCTGCAGCTTTTCAATCTCAACTACAATAGCATGATGTATTGGTACGGCACGGCTATGGAAATAGATAGCTTGTACCAACTTGAAAGATTAAAAACTACTTATTACGCTAAAATCACAGGCATTCAGGCGCAGAGTTATGAAACATTGGCTGAAATCTACGCCAACAAGCAGGCTATTGAAAAGGCTATTGCCACTGAGAAGGACAACGAAATAAAGGAATTGAAAAAGAAGAACAGGCGGTTAATAATTACTAACACTGCACTTACTTTAGGTATCACAGCGGTAGCAGTTTCTACTATATATTTTGCAATACTATAATCATGGACTTTCAACCGAGGGATTTAATCACAATAATTGGTGGAGCAGTGTCACTCACTGGCTTGTACTACGCACTTAAGCGCGATGTGGTGAAAGTATCAAGCGCATTAGGCAAAGTCGAATCATATCACAAAAGAGAAGTTACTATGCTGTCCGATTCAATCAAAGAAACAAAGGATGAGTTCAACACCAAGCTCAACACCATGAAAGAAGAACAAAACAAAGCCATTGATAAGCTTGAAAAAAAGATTGATGTGATTGCTTCACAAAACTTGAGCATCAGCACCAAT